CGTAAAGTCCATACCTGCATAACCCACAATGGAAGTGCTTGCACTTGTAGCAAGACTTGAAAGTCTTACAATAGTCCCTGCAGACATACCAGCAGTAGACCCGACCGTTAATACCGGAGGAGTAGCGCTAGACCATGCCGAAATACCGGTAGAACCGTTATTAAGAGCAAATGTTGTAGGATTATTGTAATTGAGAGGCACAAATGCACCGGCAGACGTTACGTTTGAAGTAACCGCATGCGATGACCCGGTAATTTCAACCATGCCAACGGTGCCCATGCCAAGTTGCCAATAGTATTTGTAACCATTGCCCGAAGTGGCTGATGCTTGGGTATAGTTATAGACGCAAAGGTAATCAGCATTTGCAGGAATCGCGATAGTAACTGCGGGGTTTCCTGACGTTTGCGTAAAGGTACCTTGCTGTAGTATAGTTCCGTCCATGATATCTCCTTAAGCGAGTGTCGTACGTAGGTTAAGTACCCAAAGATCATTCGTAATACGTGGCACTTCAGCGAATTTATAACCCACAGAAGCGTTTAGTGCCAATGGGCCATCGTAGATAGGCGGTCTATAAATGAACGCAGCAGAGTAGCCGTCTTGTTCTATACAAGCATAAGCTTCCATACCAACGCAGAAGATGTTATACACGTTATTGCCGAGAGCAGAGCCATTCGTTACCGAAGAACCAATGGAGCTGATAAGGAATCGAAGGTTACCGATTGCACCCCATTCTGACTGTAATGCATTCATAGGCGCAGGATATTGGTTTACCTGCGTAAAGCCAGATACCGCATCTAAGTTACCCGTTAACTGCGTAGAGCAGAGGGCAAAGTAAGCATTACGTACAGGAGCTGTACCGAATTTATTTTCTCCTTCGATATTATCCATAATCGTGTATGCATTGTTATTAAGTAATGCACGAACCACTGTGTTAACATCCGAACGAGTAATTTCGGTAGGGTTATCACCATTTACGCCACCAGTACAGTTAATGAATGACGCAGTAGACGCCAACATATCACGAGTCAACTGATCTTCAGTTTGACGAAGCGATACACCAAGACGTGCTGCACATTCGTTCAATACAGGGTCTTGGTTTTGTAACGTAACCTGTTCATTCCATCTGTTACTTTTATGACCTATTGCTAGGCGGGGAAATTTCTTCGAATCTCCCTCTCCACGTTATCCGTGGAGTTCAGACTGTCGTACCCTCTTTCGAGGCCCTCTCACTCAGTCGTTCACGGTGCTTTCGCTTCCGCCCTGTTACCGGCTCTTACGCTTCGGCGTCCAAGTCAATCAGAGAAGGTTTACCCAGCTCAATGAATAATTTCAAGCTGCACATAAGTTCCATAGAAACTGATCTTTGCATCAATATCTACGGCGGTTAAATTTTGAGGCGGAGGCGTTACGCCACTATTCCCCAACGGAACCATAGCCGTATTCAATGGATTATAACGTCTCATTCTGAGCGTTGTACCACCATTTCTTGGCATATTTTTACGCATTGCAGGAATCTTGTGAATCATGTTTGGAACTGGAACTGACAATAGTTTATAGCTAAAGCTCTGCTGCACTGGAGCAGGCAGCGTACTCGTAGTAGTAATTGACATAGTATTCCCTTAAACAAGGGTTGATACGCGGGTTTGCAAGTGGGTCGAGTCTTGCGCACTGACGCCCGTGAGCTGAGCGATGGCTCGATTGACGCTCTGAAGGGAGCGATCCTTCTTAGACGCTGATATTAGTATAGGACGAGTGTGAATTTGAAAGCAAGTTCCCCGTGGACAAACGAAAAAAACCACGGGGAACTCTATGTAAGGTGATAATGGGACTCGAACCCATAAACTCTTACCCGCCAGTAAGCGCCATTACCAATTTCTATACGGGTCGACTTCGCATAGATACTAGGCCTATATCACCACGGGGATGCGACGAAGAAATTTTAATGATATTAGCTTCGTAATCTCTTTGTGTATTTTTTCATGCTTATTATGGGTAAAGAAGTCATTTCGTTATTTTCTATCGGAACAAGAATATTCGGCACAGGCGCTGAAAAAAGCAATCGATCAAATTTTCTCCGCTTTATTCTGTCTAAAGTTCTTTGCGATAAACGAAACCCCTTAGGAATAAAAAACTTACCGATCATCAATAATCCTTCCTTGCCTGACTCATTTCTTTCCACATCTGTTCTTGAAGTTCCTTCGTCAATCCATTAGCAAAAGCATTAGCCCTAGACATGGGACTGTCACCCTGCTGCGGCGCAACACTCGTTAGAGGACGAGGTTTTGCAAGATTCTTTTTTGCTATCTCTTTTTCAGCGGTGACACCGGGCTCTTGGTAGACGCCAAACTTCTTAATCATTCTATAGGCGGCAACTGCTTTCGTATAGATATCTTTAGTCGAATCTACGGTAGCAGCCAACTCAGGATAGGCGTATTTAAACGTTTCTATGTTGTCTGGTGTTAACACCCTATCGAGGTCAGGAAACTGCGCCTTAAGCCGTGCCTCGGTGTTGGTCATATAGGATTGGTTCTGAGCCGCATCAAGCTGCTGTTTAAGCGCCTTAATCTCGCGGGCAACTTTGCTTAAATGCTTTCCTTCAACAAGATCATCAGGATTCATGCCGAAAGTATCGACTTCCTCTTGTGGCTGTGTTTGCTCAGCTTGCTGACGGGCAGTGTATTCTTTTAGAAGCTTAATCGCTTCGTCACGCTCACGCTCAACCTGTTTGGCCTTCTCTTTTATTGCTCTAAAGTTGAGCACTTGCTCTGACTCTTGCACTAATTGCTCAGCTTCCCTTGTACTATCGGACTGCGGTTCCGGATTTTCAGGGACACCATCATCTCCATTGGATTCCATTGGAACTTCTTGGAATTCTTGGGGTTCTTCGTGCTGCTGTAGCGTATGATGCAAATGAGCCTGCGCAATTGGTTGTTCATCTAGTCCCGGAACTTTACCAAATTTCTTTTCAGATTCACGCTTCATAGCGTCTACAACTTGCTGTGGTACGGGTGGTAATGAGTTAATATCGTTCATGTACTATCCTTTCACGATCAGAGGTGATTTTTCTTCTTCATTATTAAGCTTTTTGCACAGTTTATAGAGTGTTCCATCAGCGAACTCGAGTATGAATTTGAGCAATTGACGCTCTTCAGGGTGAACATGCACCGCATTATCTTTAAGGTGATGACAAGCATCCTTAGAGGGGATAGTCCAGAGGTATTCGATAGCATCATCAGCCCTGTTATACATAAAAACTGACTGATCATAATCAGGCGTGGGGCACGATTGCCGCGCTGAGAAGTAGTTTCTGAATACATTGGGCATCAACTTTTCATTCTTGGTTATAACAACCAGAAAGAAATTGCCCATAAGTAATGGTTTGTGAATGTCTACACAGGTTATAAGCTCTTTGAGATAATCTTCCTGCATGGCACGCTGAATCTCGACCGGGTCGCGTGACTCAGGAGTTTTTTGCATAAGGTCTAAAGAAACCTTACCAACGGTATCTTTTTTTTTCATAGTCTCTCTGCCTCTTTTGTGATAATCTTTGTGTGTTTATGATGATTGAGGTTCGTGCTTCATCGAACCGCTTTTTTTTCACGGGACGGCCCTTAACTGTCCCGTGTTTTATTTCTTTTTCTTGTGCTTCTTCTTCTTTGACTGACCGCTTTCAGAAAGAGAAATAGCTATGGCCTGCTTAGGATTTGTTACAATTGGTCCTTTTTTAGAACCACTATGTAATTTTCCTTCTTTAAACTTATCCATCTCTTCTTTCATGCGTTTCTTCTTTGCCTTTTTAGGCGCTGATTTCTTGAGTTTTGGCATGCAAATTCCTACTTTTTCTTGCAAGAACACATAGATTTTTTGCATTTAGCACACATTTTTTTCATAACTAATCCTTTTTATGTTTAAGTTGTGGGTACTTTTTATACACGGCAGACCTTATACCCTCGGGGCGAGGAGCGTAATGAGCCCGTGCAAGAGCGTTGCGAGCTCGAGCTAAGGTATTGATGGGGAAGCTATAGGCGCTGGTACCTCCTGATTTTCCCGCAAATGCTTTAGGGCTAACATTTTTATATTTGCCGGTGTTAGATCCGCCTGCCTTTTCACGCATCTTTTCTTCTTTGCCATGAGAGACTGAAACGCCTTTAGCTACTTTCACTTTTTTATTCATAATCACCCTATCTCATCGTCACCAAATGGCGGCCTACAGAAACTGCCCGGATCGAACTGTCTTTGAAATCCTTTGGTAGGAAGATTAGCCATAGCTCTATGATCTTCCTGAATCATACGGGAATCGGCCACTTCTTGGCGTCTACGGGGTGTAATATTGTCATAAAACGTCCCGCTGGCGAATCTAATACTAAAATTATCCATGACATCTCCTTATCTTATGCGAGTGGTTTCTTGGAACAATAACTGCTTATCAATCTTCTTTTTCTTTCCCTTAGGATGATAGAGAAGATTTTCGGGTGTTCCCAAAAGTTTGAAAGCAATTTTAGCTCCCTTCTTACTAAACCGTGGCATCGCTGGCATAGTTCCTCCTTTCAACATTACTAATCCTTACAAGCAGTGGGAAAAAATTCCCATTCGATCCATAAGGTTGACATTGTCGGGCCGACTCGGCCCGACACTTCGTATGTTAATATTTATGAGGACGTTCGTGCCTGCTACGTTTAGAACCATCTTCGTGCATTTGGCGATCAATGCCTTTTGCAGTGTCATCAAGATTCTCAGGCATATACATTTCCTTCGCTTCCCAGCTTTTTATCATCACCTCTTGAGGAAGGTTAGCAATTGCTGAGTGGTTTTCATGAATCATACCCGCATCCATCATTTCCTGACGGCGACGGCCCGCGTGACCTTCATAATGACCTTCATGGTGCATTTTGTGGTGATGTCTTTTAGCCATAACGGCTCCTTTTAGTTACTGCAGCATTACCTGCAAGGTTTATATAACCTCTAACTCTTGTTAGCGGCATTCTTTGGAACTTGTTGTTGTGACGCTACCTGCGCTTCATCAAGGCGTGTCTGATCCTTAATGGAGTGCGAAATAGTTATTAATTTCTCTAACTGTTCAATATCCATGTGATCGAGCTCTTTGAGCGCTTTAACAATATTAACGAGGGTGACTGCATGATCTTTCTCAGCTTCAGCTCTACGCTCAACAGCCAATGCTTGGTTCTCTTGTACACGCGAAGCACGCTCAAGACCGAGCCCTTCATCAGCAACTGCACGCGCCTTAGCAAGTTCAGTTTGCGCCTGCATCTGTTCAAGTTGCGCCTGCATCTGCATCTGCTGCATTTGTTGTTGTTGCTGTTGGTTCTTCTGGAGGGTTTCAATGAGTTGTTTTTTATTCTGGATCGTTGTTGCTTCAAGGAGCACGTCATCAGGAATAGGGATACCCGCTGCCCTCAGATCCATAAGCTGAGCAAACTGCATTTGCTTTTGTGTTGTGGTATTTAAACCTTCTTCAACGGCCACATGATAACGCCCAAATGCCTTAGAATAAAACTC